TGCTGAGTCTGCTTTAGTTCCCTGTGTTGACGTAGCTGCATCTGTGATTCCGTAGCCAGCTAATGTGGTAGGTTTGCCCTGTAGTTCAGCAAAGGTTAAACCGGAACCTGAGTCAATCCAGTTAGAACCATCGTACACTCGCATAACGCCAGTGGTTGAGTTATAGTACAAAGCGCCGGTAACTAATGGATTACCGTCGTTGTCCGTAGTTGGGTCTGAAGTCTTGCTACCTAAATATCTATCATCAAAAGAGTCTAAGGCTGATGCCGCTGACGCTGCGCTGCTTGCTGCCGCTGTTGCGCTAGAAGCTGACGCTGTTGCACTGTTAGATGCGTTGGTAGCGGAGGTTGCAGCGTTGGTCTCTGATGTGACAGCGTTTGTTGCAGACGTTGCAGCGGCTGTAGCAGAATTGCCAGCATTTGTTTCAGAAGTTGCTGCATTAGTTGCGGAAGTGCTTGCTTCTCCAGCTTTGGTGGTTGCTGTGGTTGCACTGGTGGCAGCACTGGTTGCGCTAGTTGCTGCTTCCGTTGCCTTAGTCGTAGCTGTAGTCGCGCTGGTGGCTGCACCTGTGGCACTGGAGGCTGCGTTGGTTTCTGATGTAGACGCATTGCTTTCACTCGCTGATGCCGCCGTTGCACTTGCTGCTGCGTTAGTTGCGCTAGTGCCAGCATTAGTGGCACTCGTAGCAGCGTTACTTTCACTTGTACCAGCGTTAGTTTCGCTGGCTGCTGCATTAGTTTCACTGGTGCTTGCTGCTGTAGCGGAACCAGACGCATTGGAGGCACTTGTAGAAGCCTCCGATGCTTTAGTTGTAGCAGTAGTAGCACTGGTTGCTGCGTTAGTCTCTGACGTACCTGCATTGGTAGCAGAGGTTGCAGCATTAGTCGCGCTAGTAGCTGCGTTAATCTCACTTGTTCCTGCGTTAGTTGCACTTGTCGCAGCATTGGTTTCGCTTGTACCGGCATTAGTTGCGCTAGTCGCTGCTGCGGTTGCACTCGCTGCTGCTGCGGTAGCGTCTGTACTTACACCTGCTTCACTATTAGCAGCGTTGGTTGCGCTGGTTGCCGCTGCGGTTGCAGAGGCTTCAGCTTCATTTGCTTTTGTAGTAGCAGTTTGAGCGTAGACTGCTATTTGACTGGCGTAGGCATCTGTACTACTGTCCCCAGAGCCTCCGTCCCCTCTAAATATCGCCATACTTACTCTCCGCTGTTACTAAAAAAATAAACGAATAAAAAGTGAGGTACTAACCCGAAGGTGTTCCCTCACACATATTTTTATAGATTAAGCGGCTACAGCCAATACAAAACCTGATTCTGGACGTAACGTCTTAACACCGTAAAGCGTATCTGCGGTGTAAAGCGTACCCAAGAACTCTTGCTTGTACTGAGTCTGTGAGCGGATGCCCTGCTGCTCAGCCATTACCATCGTGTCTTTGTGGACAAGGAAGGCGGCTTTAACAGTGGTGCTGTGAGTCAAAGGACAGTTGCTGGTTACGAATACGTCAATGCCGTACAAGTTACCAATCTTGCCGTTTTGTACACCCCGACCGTCAACAAAGTCAGAAGACACATAACGCTCAACACCCATAATTGCATTACGGAGTGAAGGAGGTACAACAAATGAACGGTTGTCCATAGGTACGTCTGCATCGTCCATCTTTTGAATCAAAGCTCGGAAGCCAGCATCAGTGAAAGCATTTACAGTACCTGCGCCAGCATAGGCGTCAAGTCCGGTGCCACCTGAATTAACAATGAACGAAGCACTGTTAGTCCAGTCTGATCCGTCACCGTCACCGAAAGACTTACCCAAAGTGAACAAGTCATTGTCTACTTGCTTAGCAAGAGCGTAACCTGCGTCTCCGGTGTAGAACTGTCGGAGTGAAGACAAAGCTTGTGCTTCGGTGATGTCTTCAATCATACGAGAGTATTCAAAGTGCTTGTCAATTACGACTTGTACTTCACCCTCAGTGTCAGCCTGAATAGTAACAGCGGTCTTTGCTGCCTTAGCAGTAGCAACGCCTCTGGTGGGCTTAGGAATGTGGATGGTGTCACCCTTCTTACCAGTCATTGACATCTTCTTAACAAGATTAGCAAGGACAAGGTTAGACTGATATGCAGCAACGATTTCGTCACTCCAAATCTCGGGGATAAAAGTTGCGGCGCGGGCATTATCTACCGCACCTGTTTGACTGGGATATACTGAAGTAGCCATTTTAAAATTTCCTTAATAGATTAGTTTCGTACCCTCCCTTCTTGATAAGCCTTCATGATCTCTTCGGACAATGACTGATATCGTTCAGGGTCTGTACGCATAAGTTTAATAATGTCTGCCCTTCGGTAAATCTTTCTCTTTTTAGATTCTGTACTGCCCTTAGCGGAGCCTGTAGCTGCCTTCTTAACAGCTTGTTTGCGTCCTGCCTGTTCAGCCTGTGCTGTCTGTTGGACAACCTGATTACGTTCTTTCCATAGATTAAACAGCTCATTGGCTGCTTCGTAATCGTACTGTTTGTCCGCTTGTCCAAACAACTGAGTCCGTATCTTAGATGCTTTAATCCAATCTGCAAACTTCTCGTCCTTTAGGATTGTCTCCATGTCAGGATGATTGGCCTGTAGCTGAGACAGTGCAGTAGTCTTTCTGTACTCTGCGTTAATCTGTTCAGCTTCCCTAATCTTAGGGTGATTGTCTATTGCCCTTTTTACGGCAGTCTCTGGGTCAGAGAAAAAATCTACCTCATCAACAGTTTCATCTTGTTGCTGTGGTGCTGATTGTTGCGAGAGTTGTGTCTGAATGTAACTATCAACGACTTGTCTAAGCTCACCGACTTCCGCACTTTGACGGCCTAAAAGCTTCTCAGCTTCTTGGTGCATCCTTACAAGATCTTCGGCTGATTTACCTCTGTACTTGTCCGGTATTTGTGCTTCTTCGTTGTCTTCTTCAAACTGAGTTTCCTCTACTTGAGGTTCAGCTTGTTGAGCTTCTTCGGTTTGTTGTTCGTCGTCTTCCAAACGCTCGTCTATAAGTGTAGCCATTATTAAATCTCCGTACTAACGTATTATGGAGTGATATGGTTCATGTAGAAAGGTCTGCTAAGAGTTTGCCTTTCTTTCTTGCTTCATCTTCTGTTCGCGTTGTTTCGCCCACTTCATAGTCGCACCTACAAAGTCCCCACTGATGGGGTCAAGTGAGCAACGGACAGGAGATATAATTCTTTTAGCAGTTTTACTGCACAAACCACACAAATGTTCTGTAACGTCGGAGGCCACTAAAGCCTCCGTAACGTGATTGTCAGGACATCTGAAATCAAAAAGTAAGCGCATTAAGCGGCTTCCTCTTGACCCTCAGCTTGTGGGTTGTTGCGTTCTTCTATAACGCTGTCTAGTTGTGCTTCAAGATTGAGGATGTTAGCCATAACAGCCAACTGACCTTTACGGAAGAATAAGTCATTTTCATCCTTAGCAGCTTCAACGGAGTTCACGTTAGGTACGCCTCCTTTGATGTCATTTAAGAAATATTCCCAACCTTCGCTACGGAACATCTCTTGCATACTTCGGGTGTAATTTTCAAATTCTTGATCGTTCATCTGTTTCTCCTCTATGGGACAGTTTAAGTAATGTACTCAATGTACATCTTTATTATAGCACATTTTGGTCTAAAAGTCAAGTATTATTTTTTAGGCTTATTCTTGACTTTCTTTGGGGGTCTTCCTCTTTTAGTACCGTAAGTTCCTTTTCCTGATGGCATTATTTCTTACTCCTCTTTTTAGCTGTCTTAGCAGCTTGTTTAAAGTTTTTGGCTGTAGGAGCGCCCTTAGCGCCCTTCTTTCTCATCTTCTCCCCACTACCCGCAGCAATACGCTTACGTTTAGCGTGAATATTATCGTACAATCCTGCCACTACCACTTCTCCTTGTTTGCCCAGTACGCTGCTGACATTTTACCTTTTGCAATATTCTTTGCATGACGAGCTTTAAATGACTTGCGTCTGGCTTTATCTTTCTCAGACTTAGGGGCTTTACCCGCACCACTGACTCCCTGTTGTCCAAACCTAATAGTTTTAACCTTGTCACCTTCTTTGGCAACTACTACATGCGACTTAGTGGGGTGGTTAGGAGTCCTCTTCGGCTTGTTGAACCCGCTTACTCCCGCCCTTGCTAGTCTTGGGTCTTTCGTCGTTGACACTTTCTAAAGCCTCCAGTCTACTAAATATTAAATCAAAGTTACGGTTAATCTGTGCTACTACTTCTTCCAGTTCTCTGTTACTGACCATTTGGCCCTCTTGGTTGCATTGGGATTGCAGCTCTGCTGTTTGTTGTGGTATTGTTAGGTTTATTCTTCATAGATTTTTCTTTAAGTAACATGTCAGCTACTTTAAGTCTACGTTCAAACTCCTTGTCGTCCTCCGTTCCTGCTTTAAGATTAGTCGTTACAGCCTTCATGCGGTCAATCTCAAGCTCCTGAGGCATAAGCTGTGTCTCCATAGCAATCTTCTGTGCCCTTGCCTGAGACTCCTGAGCTTGCCCTGAGAGAGCCGCTGTTTGAGACTGTTGAAACTGCATCTCGGCTTGCTGTGCAGCCTGTTGTGCCTGTTGTTGCTCCGGTGAGGGTTGTCCTGCTTGCTCTAAGCGTTGGATCAAGTCTTCACGGTTAGACACATTCATATTGTCTATGATTGCTGAAATCAAAGCACTGTACAAAGGTGAGTCTGCCTTCATAGTCTGTAGCAACTGTACAAGCTGTGTGACTTCGTACTCTCGGGCCATAATACCCAAAGTGGACGTAGCGTTAAACTTGTAGTCAGCAACAGGGTAGTTCTCAGGATCAAACTGCATGTATCTGTGTGCAGCTTTGGTTACAAAGGGAATTAGGAAAGATTCCTGAAAGTTAATTAATGTACGCTTGTGGCGCTTAATAATAGCACCAAGAGACATACTAATACCAGCAGCCGTTGCTTCACCGTTAATACTCCCTGCTATACCCGCTGAGTCAATGGCTCCTGTAGCGGTCTGTACCATCTTCTGTAATGCGTCAGCCTGTGCAAAGGTAATCTGACTGACTTGTCCAAAGTTAAAGGGTTGTAGGATCTCCGCAGGATTACCATTGGTCAGGATAAGCTTACCTGCGCGTACTTCCGGTTTAGACCCTCTCGGAATACGTGTAGCGTCCATAGCCATCATAGGATGCACTGTGAGGGCCAAAGCGTCTATACGTGCTCTGATCTCTGCGTCCAGTGCCTTTTGGCTGTTGTAGCCCTTCTCACAGACTCCTCTGCCCCAGAAACGTGAAGGTACTACGTCCCATGGGAAAGCCACAATGGGTCTGTCGCCCATCATGTAAGGATTCTCTTCCGCTTTTAACAAAATACCACCGTTGGCAATAACAACGATGGCTTCAGTGTAGTAGTTCTCGTCCTCATCGTTGAGCATACTACCGTCTTCGCCCAACGCTACAATTTCTTCTTCCTCATCACTGTCTTCGGAACGTGCCAACTGAGCCTGTGCGTCCCGCAGCAAGTAAGTAGGAACTAAACCGTAATACTTAGTTAGGCGTACTTTATCGTCCGAGTACGTTGTTAGGTCTTGGTCAGGCTCAATGTCAAAGTCCGGTGCTGCTGTGCCGATGTGACACTTCTTGTAGACTCCTGTCTCCTGTAGCTGCTCTACGGTGTGTGCGGAGACAAACTCATCCACAGCCACACCTAAAGATTCATCCACATTTGTAGCAACGGGGTCAATTAGGAAGTTCTGAGGCATTACGGGACGTAAGCTAACCACAGTCCTGTCAGTAATGTTTACCCCTACAGCAGTCAAGTCTCCACCCATAATAGGCTGGGTGGCTGGTTTCATTTCTTTTTCTTCGGAGATAACAACTTCAGCGACCCCTGTACCAAAGACAGCGGAATTGATAAGACACTCCGCAACGGCCTTCCTAACTTTAGTCTTCTCAAAGTCTTGATGCAGATGAGTACGGAGATATACAATGTCAGCTTTGTCAGGGTCATTAGAATCATCCCTGATGTCAAAGAATTTACCTCTACCAAATGTCGCTTCTTCAATCTCTGCAACGGAACTCTCCACTGCTTGTTGTAGGGCTGGGCTAATAATCTTAGACCTTTCGGACTCTCTGGTTACATCTTCCTGTGCCCAAATACCCCTCCAAAGTCTGTAGTATTCATCAAACTTTTGTGCGTAGTTGGCTTCAAAGTGATCCCGCCAATCATCACATTTAGTGATAACCCAGTCTTCAAGAGCTTCTTGAATCATTAGGGGTTTGCTGTCTTCGTTGTAATCTTCCATATTTTAATATCCTGCTACGGAGTCTAAAGTCTCAAATTCGTCGTACTGCTCAAAGTCCCCAGCGTAAGCAACCTTTGCTAACTGGTCTATGTAGGCTAAAGCGTCCACTAAGTCGTCATGAGTCAGTGGGTCTGGAAACTGAAACAGTTCGTCCAAAAAGCGACTGTTCCACTCTCCTTTACTGAGACTTACAATACCATTCTCAAACCTGCCCTGTAAGGCCCACATGATTCTGTCAGTCTTCTTTTGGTTGCCATGGGACAACTCTTCCACTCTAAAAAAGAAACCGTTACGCTTCATCATGTCCACTAAGGGAGACATAACCGCCTGTTTAGCGATACCTCTCTCAATACCTACACTGATGGGCTTATAGTCCCTAACGGCCTGAAAGATCTTCTGAGCAGTCTCCTCTAAAGTCCACCTACCGTATATAATATTCTCTACGTACCAACCGTCTTCATTTACAAAGACAACTGCAATGGCTGTATTATCAAGACGACTATTCTTAGACTTCTTTTTAGTTACGTCCTGAAACCCCGCCAAATCCACAGCTATGTAACAGTCAAAGTATTCCGGTCTACTGTCGGCAAACTGTACCCAGTCCTCCTTAAACATCTCGGAGCCTTTAGCCTCAAAGGAGGCCATAAACTCCTGTCTAAAGGCATAACTGGACATTGACTTTTTAGCTGTATTTATCTCCTCATCGTCCAACAGAGGGTTATCGTAGCTGGTAAAGTGCCATGCTTTGTAAGACTCATCATCACTTAGATCTGCATATTTGTACAGATCGTAGAAGTGATTACGTCCCATAGGCGTACCTATGAACAAGGCATGACCCTTTTGGTCAGCCAGAGCAGGTCTTAAGATTTGTTCCCATACGTCAGGTTTAATGTCTGCGTATTCATCCAAGACTAAAAACTTTAGGGAGACACCCCGCATTGTCTCCGGTCTATCTCCACCTTTGAGGCTTATTGTAGCCCCGTTGACTAACTTTATTTGTAAATTATTAATGTGACTGGTGGCTATTACGGGATGCCCCAAGTCCATTAAAGTTTCCCACATAATGTCTCTGGCTTGGCCCTGAGTTGGGGCCACATAGAAGACAGTCCCTCTGTTAGTCTGTAAAGCATTAACAATTAACAACCATGCCGCTAAACGAGACTTACCTGTACGTCTACCTGCTGCTACTATCTTAAAGCGTGTAGGGTCTTCCCAGACTTGCTGTTGCCATGGTAGCAGCGATATGTTAAGTTCAGACACTAATAAGACCAAACAACGGGTACGGACTTACGATCATCTACGTGTATAAACGTATTGGCAACACCTATGCCCCCAAAGCCCATTTCCATTGCATTTTTTATAATTACATACTTCTGATTACCGTCTGCCACAGCAATGTCCGCAGCTATACCTAAGACATGCTGACCTACTTTCTTTTTCTTAGCTTCAACACTGTGGGTTCTGTCTCTATAACCACTGGTGATTGTGAAGGGGAAACCACACTTCTCTCTAAGCTCATCCAAACGATGTATAAAAGCTATGGACATAGCATTGTTACCTGTCTCCTGACAGTTAAACTCCTCATAAGTAAAATATTTAAATTCATTACTCATGTTCTGTGTATTCCCCTTCTACTATGTTAGGATTGTCGGTGATGGTTGTTTCAGTGCCTACGCCTGTGATGTTGATTGATATGGAAGACCTACCCCCATTAAGCTTATCCTTTTCAAAATAGCTTATGGGTAACATTCTATCCATCATTAGCTTCCAAGCTGCTGCTTGATGTTTGTGATCGTCGTCTAAGGCAGCATTCATAATACTGTCTAAGACTTTCTGTGACTTAGGGGATGCTAACATACGAGCTTTGTACTCATTAATGATAGCTGCGTCACCTTTGGGTCTACCTACTGCATTCCTATGTCCCTTCTTATTGGACATAACTTCGGACTTCTTAGGTCTACCTCTTTTTTTAGGTAAATTACCTTCGGACATAAGTATTGCCTTTAACCGCACCTGCGGTACTTGTATAAGATACTTAAGGATACCTAAGGCAGCGTTAGGATATTTCTTTATTTTATTTCTTTAAAGTCTTATTCTTAATCTGCTTTAGTTTACCTGTATATTATAGCATATTTTTTACTAAAAGTCAACCCCTTTAGGCTACTTTTAGCTAAAATATTGTCTTATCATGTCTTCCATTGGCCCACCTTTTACTTTTATTGGCTGCCATTGGTAAAATCTATTGATTTCAACTAGATGATTCATTGAATAAATCATTAATTATTCACTTTAAGTACCCAAAATGCTACTTTTTTGTGTCTATTGGGGTACTACTAATTATAGCCAGAGGCCAGCCCCCTCCCCGCCCCTGAAAACACGGGCACCTTTGGTTCTATTGGCACACTTCTTGCATGCTGGTAGCCTGTGGATAACTTGTGGATAACTATTGGCATGGTTATTGCATGCCTAAGGTTGGCATAGTCCTTGCATGTCTAGCAAGAAGCATGCCATTGGGGCCATTGGCACACTATTTGCAAGTGTGAGGGGAGCATAGGGAGCCTATGGCGACTCATGTCCCTAACACAGATTGGCAACGATTGGTAGACCTACAGACTACTATAAGTCTTACTTATGGTGCGTTATATAGACAACATTCAGTGCTTGCATTGTCCAACTGAGTTGATACTATAGCCACATCACTTAACTACATAGGAGCAACACAACATGAGAAAGATTGAGCAACAGATGATAACAGCCATCCGATACAACAGAAATTGGGCCAACGCTAACACTATGGTTAACTATAACCCTGATACTGGTTTATCTACTGTATACCTACACGGTCACAAGATAGCCACAGCGACAGATGCCGCACCCTATGAGCCAGCGATAGCCGATGTGGATACGTTGCAAGCATGGCCCACACGAACCACAATGAGCCGTTTACGGGCGTTAGGTGTTGACGTATGCACTCGCAAAGGTGTTGTGCTGTTAGACGGTAAGGAGGTAGCGTAACATGACAAAGGCTAGATTATACAGAACGGTAGCACTTGACGCATTGCTGTCCTTCGTAGGATCTTCAGCAATCTTTGGGGTCATCATAGCAGTAGAGGTATTTATTTTGCGATGACCCTTGACAGGTTCAGAGACAACCAGTAAAATCTACCTAAGGTACCTTTAGAATATATCCTATAGATAATATACTAAAGGATACCTAAGGTAGCCTAAGGAGGCGTAAAGCATGGAAATCATAGGAATATTGTTCTTGTATGTCTTTTATAGGGCAGTCACAAGCGAGCGTAGGTCACTGGAAAGACAGCGCAAAGTAGCGGAGAGATATGAAAAAGAATCACGGGAGACTTGGAAAGATGACTAACAACCCCAAACTGACACGCAAAGAGGTCTTAAAGTTGTTCGTAGGCTTGTATGATTTCAGAGAATCTGAGTCTAACCTGACGGAAGAACAATCTAAAACCTTGCTCTATGCAATGGACATCTTAAACACAGCTCAAAGAGAGCGTATGATAGCGGAGGAAGATTTCTTGTATGATTATCATAGAGGGTAGAGAGTTCGGAATGTCTCAGCGTAAAGAGGCTGTAGCGTTCCTTGAAGGCATCTTGCTTGACTTAGACCGTCATGCTATGGTTATCATAGATGATCACGGTTTACTTTTAGACCATCACGAACAATTGCAGGAGATTTTAGACAATGAGCCAAAATTCTATGTTCACTAGCAAACGCACCCAACCCTATACGATATGGGAAAGTGTCCCAAAAGCTGACTGGTTGCCCAAAGGTGGCTTAAGCTGGACTAACAGAGGCACGTTTAGAGCTGCCAATGCCTATTCTGCCATTGAACAAGCAGCCGAGAGCGGTTACTATGTCAAAGCGGGTGACAAGGTTTCAACAACCATAGGTCCCGAGATCATTATAAAACTGGAAGCTACACAATGAATTTATTCTACGTACACGAAGACCCAAAGACAGCAGCACAAAGCCTATGTGATAAACACGTTGTTAAAATGATCTTAGAGACTGCCCAAATGCTTAGTACCGCTCACAGGCTCTCAGACACGCCACAAGCGCCTTTTGTCTACAAGATGACCCATAAGAACCACCCAAGCACAAAATGGCTCAGATCGTCTCAGATTGCCTACAAATGGGGTTTAGACCATCTACAAGAGTTATTTACAGAATACACGCACAGATACGGCAAGATTCACAAGACAGAGCGAGAAAAGCTAGAGCACCTCAAGGTTATACCCAAAGATCTGCCGGAACTGCCATTTATAGACCCTCCGCAGTGCATGTACGACGAATGTAGAGGGCTTGACACTATCATAGCCTATCGGTCATACTATAGGACTAGACGCACAGAGATTGACATGAGATGGACAAACAGGGAGATACCAACATGGTTAGCATAGACACAGAAGCGTTCGACATAGTACTAGAGGTTTACTACTGGTCACACAAACGAATTGACGGTGTGATGACAAAGGACAAAAAGGAGGTGTTAGCCTGTGTCCCTATGTTTAGAGACTGGGAAGACGAAGACTCACAATTGTCTAATGTTTTGTCCCTGAGGCACGAACTGATTAACCTGTACAAGAATCACCCAGACGGAGTCGTATGCGTATCTCTGACGATAAAAGAGGAGTTTGTGATTCAATGAACATATTCAAGAGGCTCTATAGGTTCATACATGACGTATTTGTAGACATAGCAGAGGGCAATGTGACCGAAGACGACTTTGATCTCATCTTTTGGACTGCAATGGTGGTCTGGTGCATCTTCATTGTCGTCATGTTTTCAACCTTTGACCCACCATTACAACCCATAGGAGTTATGTAACATGGAAGTACAACTATTAGACATCATGGGTTCAGACCTGAC